GCAGGTGTATTATATGGAGTATTTAAGAAGAATTACCTGTTCTATTTGGAGGAAGGATATATGAGTTTCCACCTCTAGTAGTTGTTTATATTTATAAAAAACAATACATATGAGTAATTTAGAATCAAACGTATTTGGTAAGAAAAAATTCTCGGATATTCTTAAGGAAATTTACGAAAACCAAAAGAAAAAAGAGACCCAAATCACAGCATTGATAGGTGAGTTAAAACCACTTATCAATGACATTGGTGATGCTACTTTGATTGTTCCTTTAATCAAGGAATATATGGAATTAGGTATCAAAAATGATGAGCAGCTAATTAAAATGGCTACTATCATCCAACGTGCCTTAGCTACAGGCAAATCAGAAGATGAAGGATTTGGAATGACTGAGGATGAAAAAGCACAATTGTTATCTGAGGTAAAAAAATTCAATCCTAAAGATTAATGGCATACGGTAAATTTGGTTTTCCTTCAATGACCAGTAGGGCATTAGGAAATCCTAAAAATTTTAATTCTAAGAAAAAACAAAACGGTGAAATTCTAGTAAGGGTTACTGATATCATCTTAGATGAAAATCATGCTCAATATGATTCTAATCAAGGACTTAATCAAATAGGAACTATAATAGGGAATAAAGCTAATTTTGATGGAACTATTGAAAATCAAATCATAAAAGCCCGCCCATCATTTAATGCTGCTTCAAAATACCCTACAGTAAATGAATATGTAAAGGCTTGGAAGCATATTACTCCAAATGAACCAGCTGGTTCATGGGTATATGGTGAAGTAGTTCCTGTATGGGGTATGTTAAGCCCTAACGTTAGTCCTTATCCAATCAATACAACTAGTTTATTACCTCCTTCCCAACAATTAAATTATTCACAAATTGAAGCTGGCGGAGTAAATGTTGTAAATAATGAAGTTCAACAAATTGATTTAAACTCACCTAATAGTATTAGTCAAGCCACTTTTGTAGAACGTTCAAACATTCATCCATTGATGCCTTATATGGGTGATACTATATATGAAGGTAGATGGGGAAATAGTATCCGATTAGGAAGTACAGCCAAATCAAAAAGTATATTTGCCAATCCCTGGTCTCGTTCAGGCACAAATGGAGATCCTATTATTATAATTAGAAACGGTCAAGATAGAAATGCGAATGAATTTGGAGCTGAACCTATAGTTGAAAATGTTAAAAAAGATTTATCATCTATCTATTTAACCTCAACCCAATCACTCCCTTATGATCTTTCAGGATTACAAACTACCCCATATAAATCATATACAATTGCTGGTATACCAAAACCAGTTACTCCTTCCCAATTTATATCCCCTCAAATATTAATTAATTCAGATAGAATTGTAATAGATGCTCAATCTAATGATGTGTTAGTTGGAGCTAATAGATCAATTGGGTTATTTGGAGGTACTAGTATTAATATTGAGTCTGAACAGATCAATATGTCTGCTAATCAAATTCGTCTAGGAGTTAGTTCCGCAGAAAATGGAATGCAACCTGTATTAAAAGGAGATGATACCGTAAATGTTCTTCTCCAATTAACTAATATACTTCAAGGCATTTCAGAAATATTAAAAGTAGCCCAAATTTATCCTCAAGGAGTTCCTCTTCCAGACACTGCATCCTTAATCATCTCAGGTCAAGCATTAGCTACTTTAGAAGAATTAAAGAAATTATTAGAAGACCAAAACAATGGTATTAAGTCTAATTTTGTAAAAACTATTTAAATGGGAGGATATAATTTAAAACAAATACCAAACGGAAATGTACCTAATTATAATAATGTAATTGATGCTTTTCAAAATGATTCTTCTTTATTTGACATTTCAAAACAATTAGAATTAAGAAATTTAGTACTTGGTATTACTCCTCGATTAATTAGTTTGACCCAAAACATAGTTGAAGATTTTATTCAAGTATCCCAATCACAAAATTTACCATTATCGGCAGAAGAAGCTGAATTTGATTTAAATAAAGATGGGGTTTTAGATAATGAAGAAAAACAAGAGTATGAAAAATCTCAACTTATAGGGACTTTTACGTCTTCATTGGATAATATTTATTTTTCTAAATTTGGATTTACTACTCAAGATTTAATTAATTTTAATAATTTACCTCGAAAAGATAAAAATCAAATTATTGAAACATATTTAAAAAATAAAGCTACTGGAAGTTTAGAATATCAAAATATTTCTTCTTCAATAGTAGCAATTGATCAAATAATTCAATCTCAAATATCTGCTGGAGATGAATTATTCAAAATATTAAAATCTAATAAATTAAAAACTGTTAGAGGTAAAATATATGATAGTATTTCGAATACACCTATAAAAGGAGCTAAAGTAAAATTTATTCCATCTAATGGAGAAGATTTTGATTATTATAATGATACTAGTGATAGAAAAGGTAGATTTAAACTCGAAATCCCTAAAATTTCAAATGGTATTTTATCTGCTACACCTCCTTTACCTCAAACAGAAAATCCTCAATTAGTAACTATTGATGGAGATATTATGATTCCTGAGGGAGAAGATCCTTTAGGATTTACTGTTTATGTATCTGATGAAAGTGGAACTCCAACAACACCACTTTATCAAGTTTTACCTAAAAAAAGACTATTAGAAACTATTACTCCTATTCAAAACTCAACAGGACAAACAATAGGACAAACTACAACTACTCGATATATCCCCGGATTTTCTAATTTTTCAGTCCCACAAGATTTTAAATATTTAACTGCAAAAAAAATTGGAACCAATTTCAAGCAAATACTTAAAGGAAATACTACTTCATATTCTTTTGATCTTGAATATTTCCAATCTACAACTGATTCAGTTAATATCAATACTACCCAGAAAAAACCAGACCTAATATTAATTACAGCTAATCTTCCAGGAGTAATCTATGAATCTCTTGAGGTTATACCCTATAAAGGAAATGGTGATATTAAAAGAGATTTAGGAATTATTACTTTAAATCCAATAAAAATAGATTTTCAAAAATTAATGCTTGATGCTCTAGCTCCTAAAATGGAACAAGCTCAAAAATTAGCGCAAACTAAAAAGGATTTAAAATATTATGCTCAAGAAAAACTAAGTCAATTAGAAATTGAACTTAAAAAAACAGCAATTCCATTTTGTTTAACATTAATAGCATCTTTTGGGGTAACTAAAGTAAATGAATTAATATCTGAAGGTAAGGAAAATTTAATTAATGACATTAAATCTTGCCCTACCCAAGAAGAAATTACTATTATAATTAATAAAAAAAATAAAATTGTAAAACAATTAAATAATGCTCTTAGGGCTATAGAACGAACTAATAATGCTTTATCAATTACTTCTAGTGTTATAGATACATTAAATGTAGCTTTATTAGTAGTTAAAAATACTCCAATCCCAACTTCAACCGGTATTCCTGGTGTTCCTGGTATTCCTATTAATGTAATTAATAAAATACAAGAGATAATAGATAAAACCGAAAAAACATTGACTGTATTAAAAGGAGTAGATATAGGATTAATAGCTATTTTAGGAGTTTTACGTCAAACTTTAGCTACAATAGTTAAATACTTAAATATTTTAGATAACTTAATCCAAGAATGCTCTCCAAATCTTACCCAAGAACAACTTTCAGCTGAATTGACAGCGTTAACGATCCAACAATCTTTAACATCTCCTGTAGTTACAAATGTAAACGGATTTGAAATGGGAGTTGAAACAGAAAATTCACCTAATACTCTAAAACGTAGAAGAGCTATTGCACGTAACAAACAAGGTGTAGTAATGTTAAAAGGAGAATGGTCATTTAGCTCTATTGATCAGATATTAATAGATGAACTAGTATTTTATATACAAGTAAATAATTTAAAAGCTAATTAATTTAATATTTATAACCATATGAAAAGTACCGATTTTAAAAAAATTATTAAAGAAGCCGTAAGAGAGGCAATTCAAGAGGAATTAAAAGATATTCTTTTGGAAGCAGTTCGTACACCAAAAACACTTGTAAAGGAATCTATTCAAACAATAGATACACCTAAACCTACATTTACCCAACCAACAATGGATACCCGAAAGGCATATGCTGATATCATGAATGAAACTATGATAAGTTTTACCTCACAAGATGCTCAAGTTCCATTTAGACCACAAGTAAGTGATCCTGTAAATGGTAATTTAGGCGCTGGTGAAGTAGGAATGGATCAAATCATGGCCTTAATGAATAGTAAATAATGGCATTTAGTCCTCAACAAATAGCTCCTGTAGATTTTGACGCAAGTGTTGCCGTTGGGGTTGATATTCCTTTTAGTGGCCCTGCTGTTTTTATTTCAAATTATCAAACAAAAGATGCGATAAAAAATAATCTTATTAATTTTTTCCTTACAAACCCAGGAGAACGCCCATTAAATCCATTATTTGGTGGAGGATTGCAAGAATTTATATTCGAACAAATTACTGAAGATAATTTAAATTTTTTAAGGGAGGATATAAATGATAAACTCATGATATATTTCCCTAACATAATAATTAATGATTTAACAGTTACTGGACAAAGTGATACTAATCAAATAACTGTAACTTTAAAATACTCTGTATTAAATACTTCTATAAACGATACTTTAGAAATACAATTTTAATAAATGGCAACCTCTAAAAAAGACATAAAATATATTAACCGTGATTTTACTGATTTTAAAACACGATTAATAGAATTTACACGCACGTATTTTCCTAATACTTATACTGATTTTTCTCCAACATCTCCTGGTGTGATGTTTATGGAACAAGCAGCATATGTGGGGGATGTTTTAAGTTTTTATTTAGATAATCAATTTCAAGAAGTATTTACTCAATATGCTCAACAAACAAATAATGTTTATGAATTAGCATATATGTTTGGTTATAAACCAAATGTTTCTACAGCAGCCCAAACCATAGTTGACTTTTACCAACAAGTCCCTTCTAAACTTTCAGCATCAATCTATGTTCCTGATTACGATTATGCTTTAACAGTTAATGAAAATGCTACTGTAACTTCTCAAAATGGGACCTCTTTTATCATTCAAGATAAAATAGATTTTTCCCTTTCTAGCTCTCAAGACCCTACCTCAATTTCAGTATATCAAGTTGCAGCCAATAACCCACAATACTTTCTTTTAAAGAAAAGCAGAAAAGCATTATCTGCAGCTATCAATACACAAACATTTACATTTACTGATCCTATTCCATTTAATACTCTAACAATTACAGCTAATAATTTTCTTAAAATCTTAGACATAGTCGATTCAGATGGTAATAAATGGTATGAAGTAGATCATTTAGGTCAAGAAATGGTATTAGATTCTATTAAAAATACTAATGTAAATGACCCAAATGCTAATGGAAATACCCCATATCTTCTCCGTTTAAAAAAAGTTCAAAGACGTTTTGCTACTAAAGTAATTTCAACTACCCAATTTCAACTTCAATTTGGTGCTGGTTCTCCAACAACTACTGATGAAGAAATTACTCCAAATGCAGATAATGTAGGAATAGGTTTACCGTTTGAAAAAGATAAGTTAACAACTGCTTATTCTCCTGTAAACTTTTTATATACTAAAACATATGGTATCGCACCATCTAATACTACTTTAACGGTAAGATATTTAACTGGTGGTGGAGTTTCATCAAATGTAGAAGCTAATACTTTAACTAATATAACTCCTGGATTTGCTCAATTTAACCAAGTTAATTTAGATCCTAACACTGCAAATTATGTATTTACTTCTTTAGCAACTAATAATCCTGCAGCAGCCGATGGGGGTAAAGCAGGTGATACTATAGAAGAAATTCGCCAAAATACTCTCGCCCTAATAGCTTCCCAAAAACGTTCAGTTACAGCGGACGATTATTTAATTCGTTCTTTAAGTATGCCTTCGGATTATGGTGCTATTTCTAAAGCATTTATTGAACAACCTAAATTAACAGATAATCAAGTTTCAACAATTGAAACACTTAATTTATATGTTTTATCTTTAAATTCACAAGGACAACTAGATTATGCTAGTGAAGCATTAAAAAATAATTTACGTACTTATATGTCCCAATATAGAATGATTGGTGACAATATTGAAATTAGAGATGCGTTTATTATCAATATTAGTGTTGACTTTGAAATCATAGTACTTCCTGAATATAACAACAATGAAGTATTACTAGCTTGTATTACATCCCTACAAAACTATTTTAATATTTCAAAATGGCAACTTAATCAACCTATTTTACTTCGTGATCTTTATATTCTCCTTGACAAAATCTCAGGAGTTCAAACAGTTAAAAATATTTCCCTTTCAAACAAAGCAGGAACCACTTTAGGATATTCACAATATGCTTATGATATTGCTGGAGCAACTCAAAACCAAGTAATTTATCCTTCATTGGATCCTAGTATTTTTGAAGTAAGATACCCTAACACTGATATAAAAGGTAAAGTAGTTCCTTTATAATGCCATATTTATAATAAAATATATAAATGGCTG